TCTGGAGTGAGATTGCTGATGCTCCCGGTGAGATATTTGACCTGCCCGAACTTCGTGAACTTGATGAAGAAAAGTTCAATCTAAATGACTACCTCAACTCTAACATTGATTACTGAAATGACTCCTTCAACTCTGAACTTCACTGGTGATGCCGTAACCTACCTGGGTTTGATTGGCGTCATCAGTACCGCAATCATCGTGGTTTCGGTGTTTCGTTCCTACTTCAATTCTCCCCTGCGTAAGTGATGACCTACAAAGAACTTCTTGCTGAACTTCAAAAACTCAACGAAGAGCAACTCAATCAAGATGTTGCTATTTGTTCCGAAGATGATGAAGATGAGTATTATCAATCATCTGTTGAGTTAGTGTTTGCGACTGATGAATGTCAGGTGCTTGATGTAGACCACCCTATTATTCGTTTCTGATGACTACTCTCACCCTACAAGTTACTGAAGTTTCCTTTGATTTTGATGACTTAGACTTCACCCCCGAAGAACAACAAGCAGTTCTAGATGATGTGCTTGGTAATGTCTTTGAGGTTGAAGTTGATGATGACGATGATGATGAAGTTGTTGCCGATGCTCTAGTTGAAGAGGTGACAGATTATGCCGGTTGGTGTGTCTGTTCTCTGGATTTCGTTCACGTTCTCAACACTCACTAAACATGGAAATCTCTAAAGTTCTTACACTCTCAACCGCACACCTTCATCCTTTGGAGGCACAAAAGATTGATAAGGTTTCTTATACTCACAGTGATACTTGTTCTATGGTGAATACTGACCCTGAAATGTATGAGTTCTATATTGAAGAAAGTCTCCCTTGTTTGGTAGATTTACTGAAATTGATTAAAGAACAATATAATGATGTTGATTATGTATTGTTTGATGCTGATGCAAATGTAGAGGATGCGTTTAGGAAATATGATTGGTGATGCTATTGAAGCAGAACTTGACGACTTTCTCACTAACAACTTCGGAGACAACTAATGACACTTAACAAAGCACAATTTGAACAGTTCGTTGAGAACTATGTTTCTGATATTGTGGCAGGTTTAGATGTAGACCAACTTTCAACTATTGCCTTTGATTTACTTGTTCGTGAGTATGAGACCTATACTGAAGAGCAAATTGTGAATGAGATTAAAGAGATTTACGATGAGGAATATGCTCAGGATTTGTTAGAATCAGCAACTGCTGTGCCAGTTGCCTAAGTGGCACAGAGGGGGTTCCGCTGCCCCCCCTGACCCCTTATAATTGATTCATACCAAGCAACCCCACCAAATGCGTAAGATTGAATCCCTGATGAACGATGCCATCACCAACGGCACTGATTTTCGTTCTGCTAATACTAACGTTGTGCAGGCAGATGGCATCGCTGTTGTATTGCTTCACGGCAACAAGATTGCCGAGGTTGGTGATAATTTCGTCCGATTGTTTGATGGTGGATGGCAGTCTAATACAACCAAATCCCGCCTGAATGCTATTCTTCAGGTTCACGGGATTAAGGGCGAATGTGTATTCCAGAAGAAAGGACAGTGGTTCCTAAATTATGCTGGAAACGGCGTAATTCCTTTCTTCTCAGGTATGCGTCTGGCATAGAGTGCCACTCGGGGAACTGGCACAAGGTTCCCCCCAGACCCCCTCCTGACCCCTTATAATAACAGTATGAAAAACACCCACCTCGAACACCCCGAAGATTCTATCCTGACCGGGGACCTGACCGTTCTGGATTGGTTCGTGAATCCCGGCACCCTAAGTGTAAAGATTGACGGAGCGCCTGCTATTGTTTGGGGCACGAATCCTGCCAACGGTAAGTTCTTTGTTGGCACCAAAAGTGTCTTCAACAAAGTCAAAATCAAAATCTGTTATACTCAAGAAGATGTGTTTGCTCTGTATGGTGAGCAACCCGCACTGATTGAGATTCTAGCGGCATGTCTTAAGTATCTGCCCCGTACAGAGACAATCTATCAGGGAGACTTCATCGGGTTTGGTGGTTCTAATGAGTATACTCCGAACACCATCACTTATAAGTTTTCTGAGATTGTGCGGCAGACTATTATCATCGCACCCCACACTTGCTATTATGCCGAGAGCGACATTCGTGATGCGGTTGCAATGCCTGACCGTGCCATATGGAATGATACCGACAGCGTAAAGTTTGTCAAACCAGATACTTATATCCTTCACAATCAGGAGTCCTTCGCTGATGTTGAGGAAGTGGTAAAGTTTACCCGTGCTATGGCACTTGCTGTAGAGTTTGTTTCTGACAAGCAAGCAGCAAAGATTAAGAAACAACTGAATGCCTGTATTCGTGCCGGTGATGCTATCATTGCCCAAACGTTTGAGGACTTTGATTGTGACCCTAAACTGATTGGACTGTGGGCACTAGTGAAGTCAATCAAAGATGATTGTTTGTTCCTGTGCCGCAATAGTGGTCCCGCAGCATACATCAACGGCAACCGTATTGATTCTGAGGGTTATGTGATGACCAATGAGTTTGGTATGTTCAAACTGGTCAATCGTGAGGTCTTCAGCTATGCTAACTTCAATCACGGGAGGTTTCAGGTCGCATAAGCAACACTGATGGTTCGGGGGGTTGACCTTCCCCCCTCTGACCCCTTATAATTGATTCATAAGCAACCCACCCGATGCTCAACACTCTCCAAGTCGCCGCTCAACTCAAGGTCACCAACTTTGATGCATTTGCCAAACCCGGTAAAAACAAAGGTTCGCGTGGGCAACTGATTGAAACTGCCCTTGGCATTCCTAACAGTTCCAACCTGAAAGATTTGGTGGACGGTGAACTTAAGACTTTCACAGTTGGTGAGTCTATCGCCGTCACACAGTTGAAGCACTGCCTCTCTGAAATCATCGAAGACGGTGTTAGTTTCACTGATAGTAAGGTAGGAGAAAAACTATCTCAGACCATCTACGTTGGTTTCACCCGTGCCAATGATTATGTGGGTACTGAGGTTCTGAATCCTGAGACTCACCCTGAGCACTATCAGGAACTGGCAGAGGATTACACCTTCATTTGTGATACCATCCGCAGTTCATTTGACTCTGGCAGTATACTCAACACTATCACCGGACCTAACGGACTGCTGCAAATCCGCACCAAAGCATCTAAAACTAACGGTCGCTATGTTCCTCTGACCTTTGCAAATTGCACCCTCAAAGATAAGGGTATGGCATTTTACCTCTGTGGCAAGTTCGGGAAGGAGGTCCTGTGACAGTCTGACCGCTGGCACACTGGGGGTCCGCTGGCACCCTCCGACCCCTTATAATTGATTCATACCAAACAACCCAACCGATGCGAATCGAAGTCCGCTACCAGACCCCCTACAACCAGACCGAGTGGCGCTCCCAGTGGTTCCCCACCCTTCCCGAAGCGGAGCGGATGGTAGACTTCTACCGCTCCTGCGGGTCACCCTCCCACATCTGCCCCTCATCGCTGGCACAGTTCGCCCACCTTCAGTAGTGGCACACAGGGGGCACCTGATGCCCCCTCTGACCCCTTATAATTGATTCATACCAAACGAACCGACCCGAATGACCCGCAACGCCATCACCGCTCAGGACCGTGCCGCCCAGTCCCGTGCCATCGCTGCCGCTGCCATCGCTGAGGCAGACCGTAAGGCAGGCACCGCTGATGAGCGTAACCTCAACACCCTGATAGGTATTCTCACCCTGCCCCGCTGCGGTTGTAATGGTCATCCTGCCTGCCCCCGCTGCGGTTGGATGTGACAGTTGCCCTAGTGGCACACGGGGTCTCCCAGGACCCCTCTCCACCCCTTATAATTGATTCATACCACGCAACCCAAGCAAATGCAAATCACTAAAGTCTACGCTGTCATCGGTGGTTTTGATTATGAAGGTGAGGACTTCAAATCGCTCCGCTTGTTTGACTGCTTCTCCACTGCAAATGCATACCTTGTGTATCTTGAGGAGCAGGAGGGTTATGATTACTCCAAGATGGATGTTCGGGAGGTGAATATGGAATCGGCACTGCTGTGTGCCGCCTGAGGCACTGGCACATCGGGTGCCCCTGGCACCCTCTCCACCCCTTATAATTGATTCATACCAAACAACCCAAGCAAATGACCGTCACCACCTACCAGACCTGCCTGACCGACCAAACTTATAACGGTTGGACCAATTATGAAACCTGGAACGTAGCTCTCTGGATTCAGAATGATGCTTGCGTTCAGGATGCTATCGCAGAACGTGATATCTGCTGCTATGAAGAACTGCTTGAATTGATGTATGATTGTGGTGCCAAAGAGACCCGCGACGGTGTGAAATGGACTGACCCTAAAGTCAACCGCGCAGAAATCAACGGCGACATTTTCGACTTCTAAATCTCAAGTCCTGGGAGAATGACTCTAAACTTCTCCCACACTTTCATTAACATTTTTCATTCTACATTATGTCCCGCGATGTCCTCCTCTCACTCCTTGCTAAGGGTTCCAATGGTGAGCAAATTCTCCAGATTCTTGATTCAATTGTTGATGGGGTTTCTGATAGTGTCAGTCCTGATTCCGCTGCTAATCCTACTCTAAGTGAGATTCAGTTCTGATACCTAACCAATTGCCAGACTGGCACCGGGTCACCGGGACCGGGACCCCTGACCCTGTAGACTAAAGCATACCAAACGAACCGAGACCAAATGACCGCCTTCAACCCCTACGTCGCAACCCTGATTGAAATGGGATACGATGAGCAGGACTGCCGGAACGTTGCTGCCGCTGGTTTGGATGCCACGTATCCCCGAACCATCCACGGGCGGACCTTCCAAACCAAAGCAGAATACGATGAGGCACTGGCAGACTTCCTCAACGGAATCTGAGGGGTCCTGCCCCCGACCTGCTACAATACTATCAACCGCAACCGACCCGAATGACCCGCGCTCTGTTCCCCATCGGATTCTGTGCCCTCTGCCTGATGATTGGCAACGCTGCCCTCTCCACCATCGGCGCCACACTGGAAGCGGAGCAGGCGGAAATCTGCCACCGTAGCGGTTCGCTGGACTGCCCCCCATTGCCCCGCTGACCTGCTACAATACTATCAACCGCAACCAATCCCGATGATCCTCAAGGTTACCCGCTTCTCCCGCCGAAACAAGGTCACTCCTATGGTTCAGTTCGTCCGCTTCCCCGAGGGCGTTTCCCCTCAGATGGGATATCGTCTGTTGGGCAACCCCTCCAACGGAATCAATATCAAGCGGGCAACCGTTGAGCAGGTCGGACCCGATCAGGTCACCAAAACCCCTAAGGTTTATGATTTGCGGGTCGGACGGGTTCTGACTGCTGCCTGACCCCTGATCTGCTACAATACTATCAGTTCCACCGACACCGACCCCGATGACCTCTGCCGAACTGACCGCTGCCATTGCCTCCGGAGAATTCAAGGTCACCCGCCTGCCCCGCCGTGGTCCCCGTCCCGGTCAGGCAGCGATGACCCGTAAAGAGGACCTTGCTGCCCGCCACCTTGAGCGCCGCATTAAGCAGGGGTGGGTTTCCCTCTGACCCCATTCCATGCTATGATTCTCTCAGTTCCAAACCAACCAACACCGATGGCACTCTTCTCTCCAGCAACCGACCTTCAGACCCGCCAGACCGTATGGGTCTCCCGCAACGTTTCCAAGGGTCGCCCGCAACTCAACTCCCACCGTGATGATGTGCTGGGTCGCTCCATGGAGTCCGATGGTCTATCCGCCGTTGAGTTGGCAGACCTTCACACCCCGTTCGTGGGTTGGCAGGGTCCGGGTCATCAGTTCTACTGTAACCCCGAAGCAAAGCGCCTGACCTGGTTGGGGTGAGTTCGTGGGGGTGGGGTTCGTTCCCTGCCCCCGATTCGTGGTATGATTCTCTCAGTTCACAAGCAACCGACCCTCATGCGTAACCCCCTCTACACCGTCATCATCTGGCAGGACGTACCGAGCAGCGCCTGCTCTGAACTCCGCCTTCGCTTCCGGAAGCGCAATATCACCGTCTTCTGGCGGTCGGGTCACCTCAGCACCCATACCGTCCGCCGCCGTGATATGCTCCGCCTGCTCAATCCGCAGCAGAGCGTTGGGCAGTGGTTGAACCGTTATGCTCTGGGGTGACCCTCTGGTCGTTCCTGGTCTGGTTGGGGTTCTGACCCCATTCGTGCTACAATTCACTCAGTTCACACCCCCCCCCATCATGGCACTTCACAACCAACACACCGCCATCGGTCATCTGGGTTCCGGCGCCGATGGCGTTCGTGCCTCTATGGCAGTCAACTCTGCCAACGGTTCGGGGCGTGGCATGACCCTGACCCCCGTAACCGGTCTGGGTCGGCAGTGGGTCGGAGACAAGACCACCAACGCCCAACGCTTCGCCGCTCAGGCAAAGGCAGACCGAATTGCCGCTGCCCGTGACCGCCGCCTGAATGGGGTGGGTCACTCCCCGCTCGCTGCCCGCTTCTGAGCGGGTTGGTCGTTCGTGCCGGGGCAGTCTGGTCGTTCGTGTGGGGACAGTGCCCATGGCGCGGTGCCGACCCCCCGCCGCCCCGTATATAAAAACGCCTAACTACCCTAACCTACAAAGTGTTACGGAAGCGAGAGATGTATAAACACCAAACATAAAAAAATTTTTCGCTATATAAAAAATAAAATAAAGTTTTATAAACACGAAAATGAAAAAAAATTCCGAGGAAATTTTCGAGTCCATACAAGTTGATCCAATTACCGGGCAATATTTTTTAATAATCCCCGAACAAATTATGAACGAACTTTCTTGGTATGAAGATACCGAAGTCAAGTTTTTATTGGATGGTAAAGATGTGATTCTTTCCGAAAACGATTGATTGACAACTGATATATAATGTTGTATGATACTGAAGTAACTACTTACTATTATGGCTAAAGGATTTACCGTTAAAGCATCTGCCCCCGTAGCAGCAAATAAAGAATTAGAATGGGATTACGATCTAGCAAGGGAAATGGTACGAGGCAAATCAATTGTCTTTTGTCTTCCCGGAAGAGGAGTCTCCTATACATATCTGAAAAGTTTTGTTCAATTGTGCTTTGATCTTGTACAGAACGGTGCAAGCATTCAAATCTCACAAGACTATTCATCCATGGTAAACTTTGCACGATGCAAATGTTTGGGTGCGAATGTACTCAGAGGTCCAAATCAACTTCCCTGGGATGGAAAACTCAATTATGATTGGCAACTTTGGATTGACTCTGATATTGTCTTCAATAGTGAAAAGTTTTGGCAATTAGTTCTTATGGACAAAGATATTGCATCTGGATGGTATGCAACCGAAGACGGGCATACAACCTCAGTGGCACACTGGATGGAAGAAGATGATTTCCGCAATAATGGTGGAGTCATGAATCATGAGACCGTCGATAGCATCTCCAAGCGTCGCAAACCATTCACAGTTGATTATGCAGGATTTGGTTGGTTACTGATTAAGAAAGGAGTCTTCGAGCACTCGGAGATGACATATCCATGGTTTGCACCAAAGATGCAAGTCTTTGAATCTGGAGAAGTTCAGGATATGTGTGGAGAAGATGTATCATTCTGTTTGGATGCAAAAGAAGCAGGATTTGAGATTTGGTGCGACCCTCGTATCAGAGTTGGTCACGAAAAGACAAGAGTGATTTGATGACTAACGAATCTTACAATATAATCTGTAAGGGGCGTAAAATTTATTCTAATCTTACAGAAGAGGAATACTTCAATACTATGGAGGATCTGTCCGAACAATTTTATCAGACGGGTTCTCCAAATCCAAATGAAATTGAAACTGAAATTATAGGAGAAAATTAATGGCAATTAAAAAATCATCAGGTGGTGGTGGGAAGCAAGTAATTGAATCTCTCCCCAAGAAAACTAAGCAAGGTTGTGGTGCTCATACTAAGTATGCGGCATCTTCTCGTAATAAAGCTCGTAAGAAATACAGGGGACAAGGTAAAAAATGAATCCATTGCTTTTCATTTCTGAAGATAAAGAAAAGGCACTAATTCAACAAATAACTTATCTCATTCAAGTATCGGAGATTGATATTCATCCTTCCGATACTTGTTTTTTAATGGTTTCTCCCGATTATTCCGCAATTGTGACACAACATCTTTCACATTCTTTAAGTATGGATGGAGAAATATTTCATATAGAATCAGTTAATGTTCCATTTCCGGATGAAAATGTAAACGAATATCGTAAAGATTTTATTGAAAACTATTTAAAGTGGTCAAAACAGTGGAAAAAATTTGTTTTAATTGAGGCAGGAGTTATAAGAGGAGGTAATTATAAATGGATTACGGATATAATTGACAAAAAATACTATACAGTAGCATTATGTGAGAATATTCATAGTAAATTTAAAAGTGATTTTGTCTCGTTATACTATGATGATAGTAAAGTAGACCTTCATTTTTGGTGGGAAAGACCAAATAATCATTGGAGATAATAGACTAAATATTTTTTTTACATAAAATTTAGTTGAAACAGCATTCGATGGGAACTCATCTCCTTTTGGAGGTGTATGATGTTAAATTTAACCTCTTAAATGACGTAATATCTCTCCAAGAAACAATGGAGAAGGGTATTAATCGTGCAAATATGACTATTTTGAATATTTTTTCTCATTGTTTTTTTCCTCAAGGATGTACTATTGTTATTGCACTCTCAGAAAGTCATGTTTCTTGCCACACCTGGCCTGAAAATGGTTGTATAGCAATTGATGTCTATACTTGTGGTGAAGGAAATCCTAGACTAGTTGCAATTGAATTATTAAAATATCTAAATTCTGATAATTACAATCTTCGAGAAGTAAATCGTTAAATAGTAATAGGAGATAGAAACCTCCTTTATAAAAGTTCTGTTTTAAATTAAAACAGGAGTTTCAAAATGCTATTCGAATCAGAAGAAAATCAAAAAAGACTCATTCAAGAAGTGGTCTATGATGTTGCACCGAAGCATAACCTAAAAAAACAAGTTGAACTGCACGAAAAAATTCGTAATGATGAAGACTATGATGATTGGTCTTATGGAACAGAACCAAACTATGGTTCTTCCTGGAAGTAGGTATAAATAAATAAAAAACTTTCGTTCGATGGCAATTCAAAGGATATCCAGATCATTCAAAGATATCAGTTTATCCTTTGAACCACATCCAGTGACAAAGGATCTGCCGATACTAAAGAATGAAAATGCAATTCGTAGATCAGTAAGAAATATTGTAGAAACTATTCCAACGGAAAGATTCTTCAATTCACTCTTAGGATCTGATATTACAAAAAGTTTATTTGAATTTGTCGATTTTGGTACTGCATCAGTAATACAAAGTCAAATTGAAATATCCATTAATAACTTTGAACCAAGAGTTAATAATGTAGAAGTTCAGGTAGATCCTATTCCAGATGATAATACCTTTAATGTAACAATTATTTTTGATATTATAGGGCAAGAATTTCCAACTCAAGAATATTCATTCATACTAGAGGCAACAAGATAAAATGCCTTTTACTAAATTTACAAATCTAGATTTCGATCAGATAAAGACATCCATTAAAGATTATCTCCGTGCCAACTCCACATTCACGGATTTTGACTTTGAGGGATCTAATTTTTCTGTACTAATAGACACGCTAGCATATAATACCTATATTACCTCATTCAACTCGAATATGGTTGTGAACGAATCCTTTCTGGATTCTGCAACTGTTCGTGAAAATGTTGTTTCACTAGCAAGAAATATCGGTTACGTACCTCGCTCCAGGACGGCAGCAAAGGCACAAATATCATTTAATATCCCCACAACCGCAACTCCCACACTTACCTTACAGAAAGGTCTAGTCTGTATAGGTTCTGTAGATAATACTTCATACACATTTTCAATCCCAGACAACATATCATCAAATGTTGTAGACGGAGCAGCATCTTTTAATAATATTAATATCTATCAAGGAACATTTTTAACTAAACAATTTACAGTAGATGGATCTCTGGATCAAAGATTTATTTTAAACAACTCATTTATTGATACTTCCACCATCTCAGTCTATGTGAAGGGAATTAATGATAGTGGTCTTGGAGTAGAATATTCTTCTGTTGATAATATTCTTAATGTAGATTCATCCTCAAGAATATATCTCCTACAAGAAGTTCAAGATGAAAAATATGAATTACTTTTCGGTGATGGACTGATTGGAAAAAAATTAGAAAACAATTCAGTAATTACAGTAAATTATATTGTTACCGATGGTGAAGATGGTAATGGTGCTTCTTCATTTTCTTTTGCCGGGAGCACTAGTCCAAATAGTGAAACAGGTTCGGTCTCTGTTATAACGAATCAGTCATCTCAAAATGGTTCTGAAATAGAATCCATAGATTCTGTCAAATATTTTGCCCCAAGAATTTATTCCTCCCAATATAGAGCAGTAACATCAAGAGATTATGAGGCAATTATAAAAAAAATATATCCAGATACCGAATCAGTTGCTGTTATTGGAGGTGAGGAATTAGATCCACCAGAATTTGGTACAGTATCAATAAGTATTAAACCAAAAAATGGAACTTTTGTTTCCGATTTTAATAAAGAACAAATTAAAAATAAATTAAAGCAATATAGTATTTCTGGAATTAATCAAAAAATAATTGATCTTAAGATATTATATGTAGAAATTGATTCATCAATTTATTACAACTATGCTCAAGTATCGGCAGTAGAATCATTGAAAACAAAAATTATAAATTCATTGACAGAATATTCCGATTCTGTGGATCTCAATTCATTTGGTGGAAGATTTAAATATAGTAAGGTTCTTCAAATAATTGACAATACTGATATTGCTATAACTTCTAATATCACTAAGGTTAGAATTAGAAGAGATTTGAAAGCGCAGATAAACCAGTTTGCACAATATGAACTATGCTTTGGAAATAAATTTCATATCAATAGTGGCGGTTTTAATATTAAAAGCACTGGATTTAAAATTTCTGCAGATTCGGATACCGTATATCTAACAGATGTACCTAATAGCGATGGAAAAACTGGAATACTATCAATAGTAAAACCTTTAAGCGATGGAACTACAAGAATAGTTGCAAAATCTTCCGGAACAGTTGATTATGTGAAAGGTGAAATTAAATTGGGAACCATAAACATTATTTCAACATCTAAAGAAAATGATATTATCGAAATACAGGCATTCCCAGAATCTAATGATGTTCTTGGACTAAAAGATTTATATTTAAATTTTAGTATTTCAAAAAGCACAATAAATATGGTAAGAGATGTAGTTGCCTCCGGTGATGAAATATCAGGTACATTATTTGCCAGAGACTATTATACATCAAGTTATTCAAACGGGAATTTAATAAGAGCATAATATGATACAGACTGGGTTCGAATCTAGAGTTAAGGTTCAGCAAGTTATTGAAAATCAACTTCCAAACTTTATTTTGGATGAAAGTCCAAATACGGCAGAATTTTTAAAGCAATATTATATTTCTCAAGAATATCAAGGTGGTGTAGTTGATATTGCAGAAAATTTAGATCAATATTTGAAATTAGATAATCTAACTCCAGAAGTTGTAGTTGATAGTACGATACTTACAATAGGAATCACAACAACATCAAATATTATTACAGTAAGTAGTACTAAAGGTTTTCCTCAAACTTATGGTTTATTGAAGATTGATGATGAAATTATTACATATACCGGAATAACCACAAATACATTTACAGGATGTGTTCGTGGGTTTAGTGGCATTACTAATTATCATTCAAATTCAAATCAAGAAGAATTAGTATTTTCAGAATCGATATCTACATTTCATAGTGCTGGATCATCCGTACAAAATCTAAGTTCTTTATTCTTAAAAGAGTTTTATAAAAAAATAAAATACACTTTTACTCCAGGTCTGGAAGAAGTTGATTTTGTATCAAATTTAAATGTTGGTAATTTTATAAAGGAAGCAAGATCATTTTATCAGGCAAAGGGGACTGACGAATCATTTAGAATTTTATTTAATATTTTATATGGAGTAACTCCTCTGGTAGTAAATTTAGAGGAGTTTTTAATTAAACCATCTTCGGCAGAATTTATAAGAAGAGAAATTGTAATTGCAGAAAGAATTTCTGGAGATCCTTCTAAATTGGTAGGTCAAACAATTCAGAAATTTAATGATGAGAGCACTAGTGCCTCAATTTCTGAAGTAGAACTATTTACCAGAAATAATATACAATATTTTAAGATTTCACTTTTTGTTGGATATGAAAATTTTTCCGCTGTTCTTGGAAATTTTACAATTACTCCAAATACAAAAAGTCTAAAAAATGTTGCCATCGGGTCGTCAGTAATTTCAGTAGACTCTACAATAGGATTTGCTGGAATTGGAACCATCATATCTGGAATTAATACTATCACTTATACAAGTAAGAGTATTAATCAGTTTTTTGGATGTACTGGAATTACATCTTCAATTTTATCATCTGCCGATATAAGATCTGATGAAATTTATTTTGGATATGAAAATGGAGATTTGGATAAAAAAGTTGAGTTAAGACTTACGGGAGTATTATCTAAATTTGTTCAAGTATCAGATACTTTAAATTTGGATGAAGGGCAAAAAATATCAGTTAAAAATATTGGGGATTTGATTCAAAATCCGCAGCAGAATAAGACATATAAAGAAATATTTGCAAATTCGTGGATATACAATACTGGATCTAGATATGAAATAGAAAATATCAGTAATTTTACTTTAAAAAGTCCAATTGACAGGTCTAGTTTAAAAATTGGAGATGAAGTAGAAATTTTAGAAAAAAATAGTAATGTTGTAGTTTCATCTTCTGGTGCATATATTTCGGATATTATATCTTCACAAAATAGAGTTATTATATATAATTTAAACTTCACGGCAGAAAATGGAGTGAAGTATGATTTAAGAAGAAAAATTAATACCGCAAACAGTACAGTAGTTCCAATAGAATTTGGAAATAATGTTATTTTATCAGATATTCAAAATTTATATACTGATGATGAGTATGCCTATGTAGCTTCTAACTCATTACCATCGGGTAGAGATGGATATGATGGAAATTTTACATATAAAATAACAAAAGATATTAAAACATCAGTTGGAATAGGAACTGCTGATGTAATAGATAACAACTACACAAGTATAGTATTTCAAAATCCAGTTCCATTTATCACTGGCGATAGAATTTACTATCAACCATCAGGAACACCTATTGTTGGATTAGATACTGGAGATTATTATGTACAAGTTCTAGATCCATCTAATAAAATAAGATTATATTCATCATTATCATTTGTTGGAACTGATAATTTCTTAACATTTTCAAATTCAAATTTTGCCAATCAAACTCATAGATTTACATTATATTCTCAGAAATCTGGTATAATTGGTGCTCAAAAATTACTCAAAAAATTTCCATTATCTGAAAGTATCGATACTGGAACTGGAGAATTAACAATTCCAGGTTCAGTCGGAATGTTAATTAATGGTGTTGAAGTTAATAGTTATAAATCTAATGATAAAGTATACTATGGTCCTTTAAAATCTATTAGTGTATTAAATGGTGGAATAGACTATGATGTTATTAATCCCCCATCAATATCCGTTTCTTCTGGAATTGGATCTACAGCATTAGTTAGACCAGTAGTTGGTGGGTCAATTAAAAAAGTTTACATCGATTCTCAAGACTATGATATCAATACAATTGTATCTATTGGTGTAACTGGTGGTAATGGGTCTGGTTGCGTATTAGAACCCATTCTTACGAAGAGAAGAAGAGATATTTTCTTCGATGGAAGATTGACCACAAATTCTGGGGGAATTAGTTCAACGACAAATCAATTGTCATTTTTAACGAATCACAATTTAAGCAATGGGGAATTAGTAGTTTACAATTCTAATGGAAATTCTTCAATTGGTATTGGTACTACAAATTTAACTTTAGTAAATAATGCCACATATTATTCTAAAGTTGATAATAACAGAACTATCAGACTTTATCAGTCCAATTCTGATTATCAGTCGGGAATTAATACTATCAAATTTAATGGAATTAGTGCCGGAGGAATACATAAGTTTTCTACTGCATCATTTAAAAATACCATATCAGAGATTAAAATATTAAATGGTGGGAATGGATATACAAATAGAGAGTTAATTGTTTCTTCAACAGGAATATCCACAATAAACTACACGATTAGTTTCGAAAATCATGGATTTAAGAGTGGAGAACTTGTAACTTATCAATATGAAACATCTACAATTGGAATTTCTACATTATCTCAATATCATGTATTGAAAAATAATGATGATTCTTTTAGACTTTGTGATGCTGGAATTGGTGGAACTGACATATCAAATTATAATAGAAAAAATTATATTAAATTTTCTTCTACTGGATCGGGATATCAATATTTTAGTTATCCTAATATTTCTGTTTCTATACAATATACTCCTGTTGGATTTGGAACCACAAGTCAACAGATTCAATCTCTTGTAGCAACTCCTATTGTTAAAGGTAATATTATAGATGCTTATCTATATGAAAGTGGAACTGGATATGGATCGACAATTGTAAATCTTGAGAGAAGACCATTAATAACGATAAAAACCGGAAAGGAGGCAAAATTAAAACCAATTATTGTAAATGGTCAAATTAATTCCGTAAATATTCAATATGGTGGGGTTGATTATTATTCAACTCCTGATTTGGTTGTAACAGATTTAACCGGTGCCGGATCCGGAGCAGATTTAAGACCAGTCATTACTAACCAAAAAATAACAGATATTAAGATAGTAAATCCGGGAATTGGATACTCAAGCACCTCAACAATAATTAAAGTAAATCCTTCAGGTTCTAATGCAATTTTAAGTGCCAATATTAGAGATTTAACAGTTAATAATAACTTAAAGTTTGGTGATGAAATTTTAATAGAAACTGAAAATCAATTGCAGTATTCTGTTTGTGGATATTTTGAAAACTTAAGAACTTCATTTGGTGATAGTGGATCTCAGGTTTCTAATATAATTGGGTGGGCATATGATGGAAATCCAATATATGGAGCATATGGATATTCTAATCCGGAGGATACCAATTCTACTCCTAAAATTTTAACTTCTGGATATACATTAAGTTCTTCTAACATTATTGATAGACCAGAATTGCCGTTAGGGTTCTTTGTTGAAGATTACAAATACACAAATTCTGGAGATTTGGATGAAAATAATGGAAGATTTGGAAAAACACCAGAATTTCCAAATGGAGTTTATGCATATTTTGCAACTATTAACCCAACCTCTTTCACTTCACAATTCCCA